CAATTGGGAGTTTTTCACACAGCCTGGCGGCATGTTGGAGGCACGAGGCGAGAATAACGAATTGCTGGGCTATGACGATAACCCCGGAGCGGAGAATTATCATAATTTGCCGCCGAATTATTATCAGAACATGATTCGGGGCAAGATGAAGTCCTGGATTGACGTCTATGTGCTGAATAGACTCGGCTCCACGGCTGAAGGCAAGCCTGTCTATCAGGGCTTCTCCGAAAAAACGCATATAACGAATGAATCGATTCCTCTGGCGCCGATGCAGGGGATTTTTTGCGGTATTGATTTTGGATTGACGCCGGCAGCTTCTTTCATGCAGCGATTGAGCAGTGGGCGATGGCTTTGCGTTGGCGAGCTGGTGTGTACGGATATGGGAACCAAGAGATTTTCGGAAGTGCTTCGCAGTTTCGTTGTTACGGAGTTTCCCAATATTCCGATCTCTTTTTTCGGGGATCCGACAGGAGATTACCGGGCGCAGACGGATGAGACGACGCCATTCCAGATTTTGCGTACTGCGGGGATCCGCTGCCTGCCTGCGCCGTCGAATGATCCGGTGGTGCGTGTCGAGGCCGTGAATCAGGTTTTGACGCGGATGGTTGAAGGCCAGCCGGGGTTCCTGATCCATAAACAAACGTGTCCTGCCACTGTGACGGGTTTTCTTGGCGGCTATCATTATCGGCGGCTGCAAGTCTCCGGTGAACGGTACGACGACAAGCCTAACAAAAATAAATTCAGCCATATTCACGACGCTTTGCAATATGCAGTCCTCGGCGGCGGCGAGGGGCGGGAGCTCGTGCGCGGGCCGCGGCCCATGCAGGCCGGACAGGCCAAAACACCGAAAAGTTTTCACCAGAGACGGAAATTGGCTCGGGCGAAGATGATGGGCTGATGGACAAGACCCCGATCATCCATGAGCAGTTGAAACACTGGTATGTCTGCTTTGCGGATAGCGAAACACTCTGCTGGGGACAAAAATATCTCAAAAAGGGTTTTCGCCATGTGAGAGCCTTTGGTTACGACCCCGGCACGAATGTCTGGATTGTCTTCGATCCCGCATGGGAGGCGATCATGTTGAGAACGATCGACGACCCAAAGCGTGTCGAGGAAATGATTAAGAAGGCCTATAAGGCCGGCCCGATCCTTTATGTAACGACCCAACACGAGACAATCTGGAAACCTCGATGGTTCATGGTTTGCTCAAGTCAAATCTGTCATTTGCTTGGAATGGATTTGTTTGTGCATACCCCGTGGAGGCTTTTCTGTGCTTTGAAACAAAAAGGCGCTACGGAACTCTTATTTGAGGATATTTAAAATGAGCTTTGGCAGTTCACCTAGAACACCACCCCCCAGTAAAACTGAAGTACGCCTTGAAGCTGAAGCTAAGGAGCGGATCAGGAAGGAGAAAGACGAGACAGAGGAGCGGCGTCTCCAGCAGGCAGCAAATAAACGAGGCAGACGTTCTCTGTTCGCCTTGGCTAATCAAGGTGCCGGTTTTGAAGATCTCGGAGCTAAGAAGAAAGCATAAAAATGGGTGACTTAAAAAAGGTCATCAGGGGTTTCGATATCGCCTTTGAAGATCGCCAGCATTGGGTGACGAAGTGGGAAGAATGCTACACCTTCGCGCTCCCCGGCCGAATGGGCTTTTACAATTCATCTCCGGCTGAAACACGCACCGACGAAATTTATGATTCTACTGCGGTGGAAGCGACCGCTGAATTCGCTTCCCGGATGCAATCCGGCATGACCCCACCTTTTGCCATGTGGTATTCCTTTGAGGCTGGCAGCGAAGTTCCGGAAAATCAAATCCGGCGCGTGAACGAGGAAATGGACAAGGTAGCGACCTTTGTCTGGGAAACCCTCAATCAATCCAACATGAATCAGGAACTGCACGAAAACTATCTTGATCTGGCTGTTGGTTGGGCTGTGCTGGCAATAGAGTCCGGCGATGCCGTCGATCCTATACGCTTTACTGCGGTTCCGCAGAATCAATGCGTTCTTGGTATTGGCCCTTTCGGCAAGCCGGATGCAATCTATCGTTTCCGCGAACTGACATTGGATCAAATCCTGATCATCTGGCCCACGGCCAATATTACGGAACAGATGAAACAGGAATCAAGCAATGAAGAAGACCGTAAGAAATTCCCGATCATCGAGGCCGTGGTACGGAATTGGGACAATCGTGAAACCGAACATCATGAATTCTCCGTGGTCCTGAAGGATCCGGCGCATTTGATCTTTGAAGGCGACTTCAAAGGTGACGGTTCTGCGCCGATGATTGCCTTCCGCTGGTCGAAGGCCAGTGGCGAAACCTACGGGCGTGGTCCGCTTTTTAATTCATTGGCCGATATCAAATCCCTGAATGCGATCGTTGAGCTTGGATTGGAAAATCTGGCGATGGCGATTACCGGGATGTGGCAGGCCGACGACGATGGGATCATCAATCCCGATACCATCGAGCTTATTGCCGGGACGATCATCCCCCGATCGCCTAATGGCCGAGGCCTAGAACCTCTGACGCCTCCCGGCAATTTCAATGCAGCGCAGTTCGTTCTGAAAGACATGCGTCATAATGTGAAGAAGGCTCTCTTCAACGAAACGCTCGGCACGCCGGAAGGGACACCGATGAGCGCGACCGAAGTTCATGAGCGCATGGCGGACCTCTCACGTACCATTGGATCGGCCTATGGCCGTCTGCATACTGAGTTGGTGACACCGCTCTTGAAACGCGCCGTTCATATTCTCACGACGATGGGCAAGATCGATGTTCCGCTGGTTAATGGCAAGCAGATCAAAATCATCAATACGAGTCCTCTTGCTCAGGCGCAGCACAATGAAGATGTGCAGCGTGTTGCTCGCTGGCTGCAACTCCTGAATGGCGGGTTCGGTCCTCAGATGACGAACACTGTTGTCGAGGCAACAGAGGCTGCGGTTTATACCGGACAGAAGATCGGCGTACCCGAGAAACTGATTCGTGATGCGGATGAGGCGAAGCAACTTCAACAACAGGCGCTCGAAGCCACAGCACAGCAATCACCTGAACAGGCGCAAGCAGGGGATATCGGATAATGACCACAGTAAGGAAAGCTATAGTCGAATCATATAAAGCAAAAGTAAAAAAGAAGAAATAATGGTTAATGATACAGTTAAAGTAACAGAGACAACCAAAGAATATGAATTACTAAAAACTGATCTTGTTTCTGGCAGGGGAGAAGATGAGTTTACTTGGTATAATAAAACAGCAGGAATTTTAGATAAATTTCGGTTAATTCCTCGTTTGATTATGCTTGCATATATTTATGCCTTTTATTTTACAACAGTTTGGTTTATGGCATTATCTGATCCTACTAATGCACAAGCAGCATTTGTATCAACCATAGTCGGTGCTGGCGCAGCATTCTTTGGATTATATGTCGGCAAACCTGGCGCATCCATATCTAAAGGATAGAAATAATGCCCCCTGGAATAGGATATCCTAAGTCGAAGGCCAAGCCTGCGAAGCCCCCGAAACAGAAAAAGCCAAAGCGGAAAACTGCTGCGGAAAAAGCTGCTGACGCTCGAAAACGGGCTTCAAAAAGACGTAAACCCAAGATACGAGGCTCCCACTTAATATGTTAAATCAGGCAAAATATTAATTAAGGAGAGTGATAATGCCTTATGGCTCCGGAACTTATGGAACAAAACGTGGACGGCCACCTAAGAAGAAGGCCAAGCCTGCGAAGACCTCAAGAGGAAAAAAATTGAAGAAGAAATCGGTAAGTCCCTCTCTTCTTAAAGGTCTAATAGGAGTAGAACGACTTTCGAAATCAGACCCAAATACTAATGACTTGATCAAAGAAAGTGATGCCGCAATAAAAAGTGCCAGAGAACAAATAGCCAAGAATCGCACCGCGATGAAAAAAGCTGACGCCGCGATGAAGAGTGCCAGAGAACAAATAGCCAAGAATCGCGCCCTTATAAAAGGGCAACAGCCGCGAAAGAAATCTAAACCGAAGAAAAAATAGGAGAGTAACAATGGCGAAAAAATCTAAAGCAGCGAAACCGCCGAAAGGCACGAGAATTACGACTGTCGATAAAAGTAAGGAAGTCGGTGGTTTGGCTCCAACCCGCCTAGTTGGAAAAGGCGTAAGTGCCAAATAAACGAGGCCCAAAAACCGTAATTGGGCCTGACGGGCGAGAGCGTACAGCGGAAGCAGATAAAAGAATCAACGAAACTTTTGCTGCGACCTTTAATGGCGTGGCCGCTGAACGTGTACTCGATTATCTTCGAAGCATAACAATCAATGCCGTGGCCGGGCCGGATATATCCGATCAGGCCTTACGACATTTGGAAGGGTCGCGACATTTATTTGGCGTCATTCAGACGCGGATCGCAATGGGCGTGGCTCAAATCCCCAGGGCGAAGGAGAGTGACAATGGCGGATGATGTAGGTGGTGGTGAAGGCCAAGACGATCAACAGCAACAGGTATCGGGTGGAAGAGAAGAGGGCGGTAAGCCCGATTTCGTAAACGAGAAATTCTGGAACCCGGATACAAAGGCCGTAGATATTGAAGGCTTATCTCGTTCCTACGACGAGCTGGGCACGAAGATCAGAGAAAAGACGGAAGACACGCGCCAAACTATTATTGGTGAACTCGAGAACGATCGTCTTGCGAAGCGTCCCCAAACGGCGGATGATTATGAAGTTAAAATTCCCGATGATCTTCGCGCAACTATGGGCGACGATATGGAATTTAATTTCGTCGATGGCGATCCGATGATGACCTTCTGGAAAGAATTCTCATTCGAGCAGGGCTACGACCAGGCTACATTCGAATCTGGGATTTCCGCCTATATTACTTCCTCGTTCGCGAGTATGCCGGTTTTCGAGGACGAAATAAAAGCGTTAGGTGATCACGGTCGGGATCGGGCGATGCATGTTGCACAGTGGGCATCGAAAAATCTGTCAGAGCAAAGCTATACTACGCTGGAATCCTTTGCGACCACGGCCGATGGTATCAAGGCATTAGAAGAAATAATGCAGAACCAAGGAGAACCGACATTCTCACCGGGCGGTTCGGCAGGTCTTGGTTCATCCGTTACATTGAATGAACTCCGGCAAATGCAGGCGGACCCGAGATATTGGGATCCGACAAAACGCGAACCCGAATTTATTCGCAAGGTCGATAAAGGATATGAGGACTTGGTGGCCGCCGGGTAGTCACTCTCCTCAGGCGGGGGCCGAGGCGCTCCGGTATTTCGGTGATACGAATATCGGGGCGTTTTTCTTTGTGCATACCCAGTCAACGCAAATATGCTGTAATTGAGAAAAGTAGACGGACGGCCCCTTGGCAAAAGGTCGCGGCCCCATCTCTAGATGGCATACCCGCAAAAGACTCCGCGTTAAGGCATAACCTCAGTCAAAGCTGAAATATTGTCTTAATCAAAGGAGCAGCCAAATGGCGAGTCCCACAATCTCAACTGCATTTATCCGACAGTTCGAGTCTGATGTGCATGTCGCCTATCAGCGTATGGGCACGAAACTTCGCAATACGATCCGACGTAAAGTGTCGGTTCAAGGTGAAGACGTACGTTTCCAGATTTATGGTAAGGGAACCGCGTCTACCAAATCCCGTCATGGTGATGTGCCGGTTATGAATGTCAGCCA